TCCACCTACATGAATACATCCACCTATAATAGCAGTAGCGTTAAAATCACTAGTTGTCCAACTTGTTCTCCAAGTTGCAATATCTGTACCAGCTCCTGTGTTGTCGGAATCATCATCAGCAGTCTTTGGATATGTGCTGTCAATAGCCTTTCTTGATGCTGTTACGGGTGTTGTTACATCTGAATAAACATGGGCTTTTGCTGGGGTTGCTGAACCTGTTCTTAATTCCATTCTGCCTGAAGATCCACCAAAGTCAGATGTTGGTGTGCCTTCTACAGCTTGCTGTGCATAGTATAAATCGCCATCATTAGTTACAATATTATGAGTATATAGCCAAGTTTTTTGTCCAGTGGTCGTATTCTCTTTTACGATACATACGTTCAAATCTGGGCTGATTTGATTACCAACTGGCTTTTTACTTTCGTGTAGCGTAATCATTATACTATAACTTCCATGACTTTACTTATAAAGATTTCTCTAGGCAGTTCCATCTAACTCTATTCCTGTATCTGAATTACTTATGGATAAATGTCCATGATTTAATATTAATTCCCCATCTGTTTTCTTTAATACCTTTATTTCAGCAGAAGCCAAAACCAAAGAAGAACCACTGTTTCCATATATTCTTATATATCTCGCATTTACTACATTAAACCTGATAAAATTATATACATTATCCACTAAATTAGAGGTTAACACAACCCTTTCATCTGTCCAACTTGAGGCATTTGATGAGGATTGAATCTTTATTGAGGTTTCTGTGGTTGCCGAATTATGATACCATGCCAAAGCACATAGATTTAATGCCGATCCCATATCAGCATATATGAACGGATTTGTTTCAGCATTGGTTTTCCAAACTGTGCTTGTATTTCCATCCTTAGCATTTGCTGAAGCAAAACTAGTTGCTGCACTTGAGGCTGTAACTGCTGTTGGGGTTGTGTAATCTGCCGATTGTACTGATTTAGTTACAATGACAGAATCATCACCAGTATTAATTAGTAGTGGCGAATCTACTACTTCTGTTTGGTTGACAGTTGTTACTGTGCTTCCCCCACAAACTGCGTTGCCTATGAAGAATGAATCTGCTGGCAAACTTCCACTTGTATTTTTAGTAAAACTCCATGACTCTGCTTCAGAATTTGAATCCCTTGCCAAAGTGATATAGATATAATTAGGCGAGCTTGCTGTCAAACTTGCCACATTTTCACTTGCATCTGATTCCACATAAAGACCTTTTACCCTAGCTGTACCTACTGCTATATCAACTGATAATCCTGATCCTGCTGTTATTGTAAAACCACTTTTCCTATAATCTCTTATAATATCAGAACTGAAATATTTCTCAAAGTCAGATGGTTCAATAATCTTTGCAGATAAAGAATCTGATCTTGGTATAAGTATGCGACTCATATGCTAAGTTGCCACTCCACGATAGCCCTCTTTGACGAAGTTTTACCTAATGGAGATGCATCAACCTGCCTTGCTAATAAAACATCATTGTTATCTCTTAGGCATATTTCATTCCAAGTATAATTCGCTTCTGAATATCCAAAATCCACACTTACGAAAAGAGTAGGTCTGGTATAAACATAATCTGCACCTGCTATAGTTTTATATGTTTTATTACTTGAAGCCTGTAAATCTGTCTGACCACTTGCTGCTGCTGTGGTTGAATCCCCAACTCCTATATTTTCCACATATCCACCACCTGCCATATTTCCAACTCTTCTCATAATGGAATCCTTGCCTACGTCAACTATGAGGTTTTTAATAAGGTCGTCTTTTATCAGTTTTTCAGTACCATCTGCCTGTTTTTCCCATGCTCTTATCCTTAAATGACCGTTTAAGGATATTATATTACTAGGCACTCACATACACCGATCCTGTGACTCTCGATCCGTAGGTTGCTGATATTGCCGAACTGGTAAATCCAGCAGTTCTGAATACATTAGATTGGAATAAATTAGGCTGAAATGTCGTACTAACACTACCCATACTATAGGTGTTATAGATCTTATCATATATATTTGATGTTATTGTCATACTTAAACTTTCTGTGAGAAAGAACTTGTCTATCCTCATTGTGATTGCATCTGTTATTGAGATTGATTCTTCTGGTGATTCATACTCCCTTACGTCTTTCACCCTTGTCACTGTAGATTCCAAGTCATGTATTTTTGCCACAATCTCCTTATCATATTCAAAGAAGTCAAAGTAATACTCACCTACTTCTACCTCTGTTTCCATTTTAGGGTATTTCCAATTTATACTTTTGATCACAAAGTCACCATCTATTCCTTTTATCGTGTTTTTAATATGTACAATATCGTTTTCCTGCAAACTATTATATAACTTTCCACTTGTAACTTTTACCTTTTGTGATATATCCTTATATCTATTCAAGTAAGCCTGAACAAAACGAACACCGTCTTCTCTTGTACTAATCCAGGGAAGGTTTAACTTCTTTGCATGTACCCCATATGTGTCAATACTATCTTGTTTTGTACCCCTGATATAGAGAGGCTTCTCAAAAGTATATTCCACTGATATGTTATTACTACCTGTCGCTGGTGCTGTAATAAATGTTATTGTCCTATTCATTGTATCAAAGTCATAATCTGTTTCTGGTATTTTTTCCGTTCCACCGACTGATACCTTCACAACTACGGGATTATTATCTAATGTAAATACTGTTAATGAGTTATTACCACTGAATGTATCTGTTGTACTATATTGTAAGTTCTGTCCTAACACTGTAAGGTCGTTGACTATTTCAGTATCATCAAATCCATCGTCAGATATGGTAAGTGATTTTCCATGTTCTAACACTAAGTCTAAATCATTAAATTTCACATCATCAAAAACCAATAATTTTGATCCTGTGGTATAAAATATCCTGTTTGTAATTGCTGCCAAGTCTTTCAAAACATCAACTAATTTACCGTCAGCCACATATTGTTTTAATGTGATGCCACTAACACCACTACTTGACTGATATGTTAATGTTGTTTTTGATTCTACTAGGTTTTCCACTATGTATTCTGGTGTTTGATCGTTGAACACCTGTCCGTTGATTTCTGTTTCTGCCAATATCTTTCCAAATGATTGTGCTATTATTTGCCTTGCTGTTAATTCAGAATCTAGTTTTGTTATTCTTCCACCGAATTTTATAACAGTTCTCGGATTTCTTTTACTATATATATTAGTTGGTTGATTACCACCTAGTATGGTAGAATATAATCTAACCCTAGATATCTCACCGTTAAAATACCCACCATAAAAATCACTTCCTATTTTCAAGTCCTGTGTTGTTGATAATGTTCCTGCTATAGTTGCTATTCCCTTTGATATAGTATCAACATATAATGTGACAACATTACTGGTGTTTCTTGAAACTCTTATCAAATGCCAATTACCATCATTAAATCCAGCAGAAGAACTTGTTATACTTGTTGAAGCTAAAGACACCCTCACATCCCCAGCAGTTGCAGCGTTAACTTGTATTCCTATTCCCAAGTCAGTTGAAGTAGAGAATACGTTTGTCTGATACACATTGTCTTGAAACACATCTCCCTCTATCCTCTTGGATAAGAGATACATTCCACTTGTTGTTGCTGTCCATTTAGCCCAAACATAAATATCAAAAGCACCAGAAAAATCAAACCTTGAATTATGTGATATGTTTATATTTCCACTAGAACCATTAAATATTGCAGATTTACCATCCCATGAATCAGTTCCATATGTTAAACTTGTTGCAGTTCCATCATGTCCATATCCACCCTCATCTTCTACATTACCTTGTAAATTGTAAACAGATATTAATTTACTCATATCTGCCATATCTTGTAGATATTTTACATCCTGATTTATAGTTGGATTAACTACCTTTGGAACTGTTAATTTAATTTGGTCAATGGCACGTTCCCCCTCTTTTGTTAAATCTGCTTCGTAAAGTGTTTTTTCAACAGAATTTATAAATAATTTTACAAACGCCATAATCACACATCTGTAGAGTCAACCACATCTCCTAATTGAAATTCTAAACTTGCGTTCCATGTTACAGGATCAGTTCCAGCTTTCTGAAAAGATAGTCTTGTTATTGTACCTTCCGCAAAGAATATGTATTTATTCAGTGTTTCGTCTTTAATTATAAACTTATGCCTCTCTGCACTTGAAAATCCTTTCTTTTCAAAATACTCTGATAATGCTATCATCTGACCATCTGCTGTCTTTGTATCAAAATTTTCATATACGGTATCACTTGCAACAGTAAATAATCTTCTTGATGTATAATTATCACCAGTAGTTCCTGATACTGTATAATTCCACTGCTTACTATCTGGGAAAAAATCATCAGCATCTGTCTTATCAACCAAAATTTCATCCCATCTTTTCTTTGTTACAAACGGTGTTGTTACTTCATCTTTAATAACCCATGAGAAAACAATTTTTCCTGTATTTCCCTCTGCTTTTGTAAGTATAGCACCCTCCAAATAAAATTCAGGTAATCCAAATGTTGTTACAGGTATATTAACTGCAAAATCAAAGTTTCCCAAGTTTCGTGCCTCATAACTTACAAATTCTGATGCGGTTTCATTCAAATATCCATTGAAATATATCTTCATTACCATTATACTGTACCTCTTCTGCTTGATGCCTCTAATATCCATCGTTGAATGATGGGTTTAAGTTTTCTGTAATCTGCTTCCTTTGTTATATTTCCTATATTAATAATAATATTACCCATACTGTCGTCATAACTGTCTATTGGTGTGACTACCTCGTTTCCAGCTTCACCTAAAACCCACTCTGATCCTGTATTCATACCAATACCTACAATAGGTTCGTCAATAATAGCACCGAAAGCTCCTCGTCTTCCACCACCTCGTCTTCCACCACCAGATCCTTTGCCACCACCAGAGCCTTTAGAGCTTCCACCTTTTGATCCACCAGATGATCCACCAGATCCTCCTCTTCGACCACCACCAGAGCCTTTTCCTCCACCAGTTCCTTTTGATGAAGCACCACCAGATGATGTGCGACCAGAACTTCTTCCAGCTCTTGCTCCACCTTGTCCACCACTTGTTGTTGCACCTCTAGATGCTGATGCTGTTCCACCACTGAAACTTACACTTGAAGTAGTGCCAACACCAGCTCCTACTGCACCTGCAACTCCACTAAGACTTATTCCTTGATTAGCCAATCCCACTGATAAACTTGTACCAGTTCCATCACCTACAGTATATCCAGCTGCTACTGCTTGTGCAACTGCCGTTTTAGCTGTAGTTATCATTGGGTGTGTTATTCCTGTTAACTCTCCTAATTTTGTTAATCCCTCATATGATTGTAAGTTTAAATTCTTGCTTTTTGCTATGTTTGCTGCCTTTATACCAGCTTCACCACCACCAGCCATCACATAAGCCTGACCTTCTGCTGCTGTAGTAAATCCTCTAACCTTACTAACATGAGCTGTCTGTGCTGCATTTTGAATTTTTGCTGATGCTTGACTATTATATATTGCCTGTATTCTTTGTCCCTCATCTGATGATGGATCTATCTTTATCCTATCATCACCATGTCCTTTATAAATATCCACAAACTTACCTGGTGATGATTCAAATCTTCCGTCTTGTGATGTTAGTTTTGTAGCCAACCCTGCCGCTGTATCTGCTGACATAATAGGTGAAGATGTAGTCACTGATGGTTGTGATGTAACTGCATTATATCCACCACCCAATGCTTCGTTTGGATCATACGGTGATCCATACATTGATGGATAGCTTGGATCTTTCTTTGGATCAAATTTTGTTGGTCTATCAGGTTTAAAAAGACCACCTGTAGCTACGATTGCTGCTGCCTCTATTTTATCACCTGCCTGTTTTATATCTTGTTCTGTTTCTGCAAATGCCTGTTTAATTTCTAATCCACCTAAAGTCCAATTTGTAACCATATCCCATAAAGTGTCAAGCCAGCTCTTTTCAGCTTTTTCTGCTTCTTCATTGGTTTTCTGTTCTTGTTCAATCTGTTCTTCTCTTTGTTTATTTGCCTTTTCACCAAGACCTAACCACTCCATAAATCCACCCCATATCTTTTCTGTCCAAGTGGCTGCTTCCTCTTCCCATTTTTTATAACCTTTCTGTAATCCTGCTACCCATTCATTGAAACTTGCATTTATTTCTGCTCTCCAAGTATCAAAAGAATCTCCTGCCCTATCAAATGCTTCACCTACACCAGCCCAATATTCATCCCATGCTTGTCCCCAATCATCTGCTGCTGTTTGTATTGCATCGTCAATAGGTGTAGTATCAATATCTCCATCACCAGGTTCTGGTTCAGCACCAGCATCAGGTAAAAATGCATTTTTAAGATGACACCCAATATCCCACCATTCACATTCACCTGACTTTTTTGGTACTCCTGATTTACCTGCTAGATAATTCATTCCTGTAGCATCACCAAATATTCTTTCGGTTTGCCAACCCTCCTCTCCTTTTTGTTGATATGGTGGTGGGATTGGTAAATCTTCTCTTACCTTTTGTATTTTTCTCCAACTAAATCCTTCCTTAAAAGGACTATTTGCACTAAATTCTGCTATTTCTTCTGGTGAATAACCAGCTAATCCCAATTCTTCATCTGTTGGAACTATTGAAAAACTTTTGGATTTAGAAAACTCTCCTACTCCTTTTCCTCTTCTTGCAAATGCTGCTGGATTAGCTTGAAATGCCTTTGATTCTACAATACTAACATCACCAAGAAGCCAACCAGGTAACACTTGATGCAATCCTAAAACTATTGCTGACCACATAGCCTTTACTGGATCTGTGACAAATCCAAGTAAACCTTTTCCAATTTGTTCTCCCTGTTTTAACAACGGTTTAGAAGCTTGAAAAAATGGAACAGCAACATCTTTGATAAAACTAATCATCATAGGTCGCATAATAGAACCAATAAAGTCACCTATAGGTCGAAATATTAATGTTAATCCCATATTCATCATCTTCATCATAGATTGTAATAACGGTGACGAACTTATGACTTTACCCATAACACCTGCCAATATACCAGCTCCAGCCATTCCTAAAAGTGGCATCATACCAGATTTCTTTAATCCAGCAGAAACTCTACTACCAATCTGTTTTAAAGGATCTGCTATTTTACTAAACGCATTTGTTATTGGCATCATTGTTTGTTTGAGTTGTCCTCCTATACCTAAGCCATATTTTTTAAATCCCGCTTCTCCAGCAGTACCTTTCATACCACCTAAATGTTCTTTCAGTTTTTGTGCTTGTACTGCCATTAATATTTTTCTTAATTCATTAAGTTGTTCTACTAAAAGTTGATTTCCTTTTTGACCTCCTATAACAGTTTGTGCCTGTGTAATTCCACCTAAAATACCTTGAAAGTCTTTCATACCCCTGTTTAGTGCTTCTATCTGATTCATAAGGTTCTTAATACCAGTTGTATTATCCTTATCTGCTCGTTGCCAGCTTGATGATCTCTCTACTTTAAAACTGTCTTCTCCCTCTTCAACCATTATATATTAGATTTACCTTCTTAGTTTATAATTATTCCTATTTGGCACGCCTAGTCTTTTTAGGCTTAATCTTAGGAAGGGTTGACTTTGGGTATTTACTTAGGTCTTTCTGATCTCCTACAGGTGTACCTTTCCTTAACCCCATTTGTGCCTCTCTTGTTTCTTTTAGCATTATTAATACATTCTTAACATATTTGAATGGTTGTCTATCAACTTGTGCTTTATCCCACCCAAATTGTGATGCACATGTTAAATATACTGTATAAATTAGTTTATTTTTTTCATCGAGTCCTCGAACGGTTTCATCATTTGGTTCAAGTAGTTCCCTAAAGGGTAGGCTTCGAGAATTTTGTCAGCTATAAGGCTTACTGTCTTATAACCTAGACCATTTAATCCACTCTCGCTGATCTCGAAAGGTGCTTTCTTAATGGAGTTAAGCATTATTTCCTTTCTATAGTTTTGAACATTATCTACTGGATTTGATCCTTCTGCAAAATTAGAACATTTTTGAATTATTTGTTCAAACTTTCCAAATTCCATATCATCCTCAAATTCTACTGGATGATCAACACCCTTGAATTTAATGCTGAAACTTTGTAACGCCATACAATATGTATAAATGGGTTGATATATAAGTCTTTCTACTAGAATGGTGATGTTCTAGCAACAGAGTTAGTTGCTAATATCTCACAAGTCTTTGTTCTCCAAGCAATATTCTCAAATACTGGTTCTACTGGTTGTATTCCTTCAACTCCATGTGAATCTGGTCTTACACCATGTAGTTTTATTACTATGTCTTTTGTTGCTGCATCTGCTGTATCACCATAAGTATCATTGGTAAATACCAATTCTATCTCTGGTGCTGATGATAATGTTGTTGTTGATGTTGGTGGTTTTCTAATTTGGTCTAATAGTTGGTTTAATTTATCATCATTCTTCCATGAAGCTCTAAAGTTTCCTGTAATGTCAAATACTCTTCTGAATGAAGATACTGATTGATGGCTTCCTATAGTATAAAGTAATGTTGGGTTTTGTGCAAATGATATACTTGCATCTTGTAATTCTGCTACTATGCTTGTAGCTGATGTTGTATCTGCCAATCCTTCACCAGCCCATTTTAACTGACCATGTGCAAATGTATATGGGAATGCTACATCGTCTGCTGGTGGTGATGTTTCAAATCCAGTTGTATATACTGATCCACTTGTTGAATCCTCTTTACCATAACCTATATCCATACTACAATCTACTGTTCCGTCAATAGTTGTACTTATTCCTAATGAGTTTGCAATACAACCAAGTCCTCTTCTTACCATTGTGTTTGTTTCACCCTCAAAACCTACTTCTGTAGTGAATGATCTTACTGATTTTGCTGCTGCGTGAACTCCTGCTGTTGTTCCATATTTATATACATAAGGTGATGATCCTGTTCTTGTTGGTTCGCCATAAATTGCTCCAAAAATCCAGGGGTTTGATAATACGAAATCTACACCCATTGAACCTGTTTGCTGTCCAAAGGCATAATCCTTAACTTCTACTTGTCCTAATGTTGGTAAATCTTTCGGTGAGTTTGTTAATGACCAATTAGTCAATCTTGCGTTTAATCCAAATGCCTTATCTAAGGTTGATAATGTTGGAGCTGCTCCAAATGTGGTTTCCCAACCATATCGAATATAACTACTCGCACCTGTTCTTACCATTCTATTTCACTATTGATTTGTAGATAATTGCTTATAAAGATTACTTTCATGGATTCATCTTCCTATATCTTATCCTTATCATATGCCTAAACATGTTTCTGTAAAGCCTACTTAGTGGTACTGTGCCTGTTATTCTCAAATCCACAAATGTTGACCTTCTAATCTGATCTTTTATAATTCTTGATAATTCTCCCACTATCTCTGAATGTCTATCTATATTTTGATATGATCTAACATCCAATGTTAAGTCAACATTATGCATATGATCAACACCATATAAACCAAAATATGTGACACCCTCATCCATAGGTTCTATTAGTATTATACCTTTCTTTAATTCCATATCGCCAAAACCTATGGTTTTTTCATCCCATATTCTTTCTATTCTTGGTGTGACACCACCCGTAGATGTATTCCATTTAGACTTTATCATGTCTATCATATCATCTATTGAGCTATAAGTTGCTATTGCCATTTTCTTCTCTGCCTACTTTCATCGTCTGTCATTTTACCTTTTCCACCACCATATCTTGGAACTTCATGTTTATTCCCTTCCCAAATAACATATATTCTATTTGGGTTATGTGGATCTAATTCTTCTGTTGTGTATTGTCTTTTTAATCCATTTTTCCATATAGCTCTACCAAATAAGAATGTTAGTTGATCAATCATGTTTTCTTTTCCTTTTTCTGTTTTAGCATCATATTTCTCTTGCAGTCCAGGATCTCTTGTAAGGACTCTGTTTTTAACCCATCCTCTTAATCTTTCAACATTTGGAAATTCTCTTTGAGGTACTCCAAAGAACTCATATGCCAACGAATCCATTAACTCTCCTCTAGCATGAATTTGTCCTGTGTCTGGTTCAAAAACCAAAAGCTCTTCTATTGCAGATGGTGTAAATTTATTAGCATATAGCCACCGTTTTGTTTCTTCTAATCCTTCTTCCATAAGCATCGTCTGAATAGTGGCATGTAGGTCTTCAAACATTATAGTTTTATCTCCAGTTATTTTTCTTATTCTTTTCGTCATACCACCTCTTATACTACGGACTCTAAATGATGTAGTTCCTATATGAATAGTGTGTCCCAATATAGACTTAAATTTAAAAACCATTATGGTATGATATAAACTTCTCTGCGATTGTCAATACATTTTTCAATATCTTGTATCCATCTTCCCTTTACTGCTTGAAGATCAATACCAGTTCCTCCCATTGGTAATCTATCCATTCTAAGACTTGTATTAACTAGTTCGATAGCTGTCATTTTTACTATACAATCTTCAATATCACCTGGAATTGTAGTGTCACCACCGTATCCTTCTCCACCATATCTGTAAGTAATTCTAACCCTATTCTTTCTTAAAATTGAAAATATAAATCCTCTTAAATATACTGTACCCCTTTCATAGTTTGTGTCATACCACGTTCCGTTTCCTAGAATGTTTTCCCATGTAGCAGAAGCTCCCTGCCAAATTTCTATCTTATCTCCCTCTGCTGCATCAAAATCATATACGTTTCTATGTGACAGGAATACTGGTGTACCCCAGCCAAAAGTATAAAGAAGTGGTAAATCATGTAATTCTCTTGTTATAGTCTTTGATCTCCACGCATGTCCCATTCTTCGATCAAGTTCATCTTCCTTCCTATTAATGAGCTTTTCAACCTGTGTTTTATTAGGACTTGTTGTGGCTGTTATAGGTATCCTAAGAAAATCGGCTACATCTCCAACTGTGCAGTATGTCGTTACCATGAATTAGATAAACCTTTACAGTATTTAAATTTACTTAAATACTACGGTTACTTCAGCAGCACCATCACAATCTGCGAATATTCCATTCTCAAATCTTCTGTGGATATTCTGATAGTTTCCCTCTATTGCCGTAAATATGGTACATTCTACAGGTGTTGCACTCGCAGTTGTTCCATTTCTAAATTCTACCTTATTTGAACCAGTTCCTTTCTTTGTGACAAAAACAGCCACTAAAACACCATGATCTCCTTTTATAAGAGTATCTGAATTAAAAGATACTATATTATGATTTAGCTCTACCATGCTTAATAAACTACCTAAACCTATATAAACTTTGTTAATGTTCTAGGCATTTTCATATGAAACTTCTATATAAGCTAGGGCTTCTTTTCCACTGGCTAGTTTAACTTTTATCTTCTCATAATTGAAAGTTTCATACCTATCCATTCTTTCTATATCCAAAGGTTCAGCTTTGAATACTTTTCCATTTACAAACTTACCTTTATCCTTTTTAATAGTGGGGTATGCCATAAGATATGAGTGCATGGCTACACTGTAGTCTTTTAATACATCATCTTCTGCCTCCACATTATGTTGTAAAATAACATATCTTTGCATTGAATTAACTAAAGTACCATAAACAAATACGTTTTCCATAATATATTATAGATATGGGATTATTTAAACCTTTAAAAGAAAAAAAAGTGGCTTTTTGGACTCTAGTAGCCTATGACTAGAAATTCGAATATCTTAGATGCACAAGCTGAACTTGTATTTGGAGTTTCTGTGAAAGGTGTTGTTGCCGAACCACCTACATCGTAGAGTTTAATCTTCTCATTTGCCTTGTCATATACTACTTCTCTTAATGAGTTCGTATAAGTTGGTATTACAGCAACGAGTGTAGATACTCTGCCCTCTTTGAGGTCAGCAGACACTCCTCCTGTCGCATAGTTATCAGAAGCACCAAAGGTAACTTTGATAGCATATACTCGCAACTTTGAAACCAAAGCAGCTTGCCATGAGAGTGTTTTTCTCACGTTTGCACCTGTCCAATCGGATGTACTGATTGTTAATGCCATTGACATTATAAATATCTAAAGACTTATAAAGATTACTTCCACCAACTGCCTAATAGTTCTACATTTGCTATTGTTTCTATTAGGATACTCCCAAATAGGAATATTATGATTAAATCTCTTGCCTTTGCTAGTTTGTCAGCATGATGTACCATTACCATATCTGTGTTCTTTCTTACATCCATTTAAAGATTACCGCCAATTATCTCTACTATTACACTGTGGACATTTAAGTATTCCTTTATGAAAACCACAATCATCACATTTTAGTGAGAAGTTAAAGTAATCACTATTATTAGATCTCTTTAAAAGGCATAATAACAAACCCCCAAAAATCAATCCGAGTATGATATATGTGATCATTATATAATTTATATAACAGGATATATAAATTTTTCCTAATCTAAGATTAAGTGTTACTTAAAAAAAGAAAATTTTGCCCGAAGGCAGTCAATTTTATTAGAGTTTTATATCTCTGATTTTACCTTGTGATTTGAAGTGCCTACAAACAGTTTCTCCCATCGTACGGAAAACACCTTTCTCAACAAATGCGTTGTTGACAAATGGGTAGCCCGGTGATCTACGAGTTGCCTCATAGTATTCTGTTGGGATTGCGATTTGTATTCCGATTCTTGGGTAACCATATCCTTCAGCATCGCTTGTGTCAAATGCAAATAGTCTTCCGACTTCAGTTGCATCACCACTGTCGCTTGGAGCATCCTTTGATGGGATGAATGGAATTCCATAGATAGAATCTACATGAATACCTACTCCTGTGCCTTTGAATGTTTGGATACCGTTGACATCAACTTGTACCAATGACTCACCGTATGGATTTGGAATCCTGACGGAAGGCATATACAAGCCTTGAATTTCTGAATAAACTTCGTGTGATCCTAGAAATACGTTTGGATCTTTACCTGCTGCTATCCTAATCTTTCGTAAGAAAGCTCTTAGGGTATCATCAGTTAAGACACCGTTTGTACCTATAGTACCAGAAGCTGATTCAACTGTGCTGTCAAATGTTGAAGAACTATCTCTGTCAATCGTGGCGTTTGCTGCCCAGGGATCATAAGAACCAGTTGTTGATGCACCTAACGCAGTTTCTTCTGCATTGGATGAAACAATTCTGTCTAGTGATTCAAAGTCGCTTGTACCAGCGTTTGTACCAGATCCAGTGATTGTACCTTCTACGTCTGCAAGTAGTTGTCTGTTGAGGAATTCTTTATGCTGTACTGCCATGTATAGTCGGAGTGATCCTAAACCTCCCCAAATATCATCTTTGCTGTGCGTTGCCAACCACTCCATAACTTCTGATGCACTGAAAGGCAGCTGGGCTGTCTTTGGTCTAACATCAATTTCTTGTAGTGTTGGTTTTACTGTTTCAGCAATATTACCACCCTCACTTGTACCACCTAGAGCTGTGTTGCCCTGATTGGTGTTTAGAGTTGGCTTTGCAGTAATTACCCTCCATCCAGATTTATCCCAGGGGTACTTTGGTAATATACCAAATGCGTTTGCCTCTAAGTTAAGCTGCGCCCATGCATATGCTCCATAGATAGCGTTAAAAACGCCAGCTGTTGAAGTTGTTGCTGGTGCATCTGCTTTTCTTAGCAGGTTTCTGTTGTACCCATAGTAAAGTGCTTCAAGCTCATCAATAGTCTTTATTTGAACCATTTTAGAACCCTGCTACCTCTTCTGGTGTTGGTGTGTAATATTTTCCTTTCAGAATGTTTCTTGCTACTTGACTTAATCCCTCATATCCCTCTGAACGTGCATCTTTAAGAATTGGGCTAAAGTCGGTTTGACTCTCTCCTATTTTCTCAACTGCTGCGTTTGGTCTTGGGGTTTCAGTCGTGAAAGTATGCTGTGACTTCTCAACTAGTTTTGTGGTTTCCACTGTTTTATTCAGTGGTTTCTCTTGCATTGAAGGAGTTGCATCATTCGCTGGTTTGTTATCATCTACACGATCATCATCTAGCCCTGCTTGATCTCCTTGTGGGTATGGTTGTGCTGGAACTGTAATATCAGCTCCGACATCATCTCCACCTTGAGTTCCTTTTGGAGCTGCTGGTAGGTCGGTAGGTGTTTCTAAAGCTTTCACTCTAGAGTCAATACCTTTGATTGATTCTGCAACATTTTTCAACTGCTCGGATAAACCATCTAAGCCAGTCTTAACGGATTCTGCAAAAGCCTTGTTGGTTTTTGCTTCTTCGTCTTTGTCGTCTTCAGCCTTTCTTGTAGTTTTTTGTTCTTCTTCGTCTTCTGCCTTAATTGAGGCATTGACTTTCTTCTCTTCTTCAGGTTTTTTGTCTTCGTCTGTCATGTTGTTATCCCTTTTAAATGTTTCCTGCTTTATATATATTTGTTTTTCAACCTCTTTTTCATCTTCATTTACCTCTGTTATCTGTGTAGTTGGTTCAGATCCTTGCTGTGATGTATTATAACCACCTAGACCTCTAACACCACCATATCTTCCTTGATTTATACTGTCTTTTTTGGTTTCTTTGGTGTCCTTATCACGCTGTTGTGGGAGTAATTCTACTTCCTTTGGTTGTGGATGATCTTGACCTGCCCATTCACCAACACCTTCATTTCCTTGCTCATTACCAAATCCACCTGATCCATCACCTGAATTATCAGCAAGTCTTTCTTTTACCTTTCTTCCTGAACTTGTATCAACATCCACATCTTGATTATACAAATTTGTTCTATCTCCATCTGCATTTGAAAAGTCTGGTTTTGTGACATAACACCCAAATTTAGAGCATTTGATAAGCATTTTACCATTTCCTATATCTTCATGGTCTATTGTTGCTTTTGATAGTGGGTTAGTGTGAGTTATTAATGCCAATGGAACTGCTGGATCTTCACATACTGCTACCTCATAATGTTCCAAATCAGTTAAAGCATATGCAATAGAACCATCTTTCATTTTGACAGGTTCTCTATCTGCCTTTGTTGCTCCACCAAATGATAATCCCTTATACTCACCTGTTGTTATCTTCTTCCAAATATCATCATCTAATTCATAATCTTTGTGTATTTTACCTGTAATCTTTATAGCTGGATATGTGTTTCCTTCTGCATCATCTATTGTAGTCTTTGCGAAATTAATACCCTTGCCTACCACCCTATTTGAGTGTGTATCTGTGATAGGAGCTCCCCTATCCATCCATGTTGGCAATACTTTGTATAATTCATCAACTATGGTAATCTCACCTTGCTTATCTTTCATTTCAACTGTGAGTAATCCCTCAAAGAACCTCTCATCATCTGCTTTTGTATTAGCAGTTAACCCCTTAGTTACCAATGTTCTAAAGAATAGCTTATCCATTGTATTTTATATATGTTCCTTATTTATAAAGTTTAAAGTATAACGGTTAAAGGGGGGTAAAATAATGCCCTTATACCTGTCATTTTGATCTATTCTTCTATAGACTCTTTCTTTGCCTTTGTCACTACATAATCAGCCGTAAATCCAACTGTAAGTCCTACTAAGACTATTCCAGCTTCTGTAAGTCCATCTACTATTTGGACTTGAGCAATAGCTAAAGCAGCGAAAGTAGCAACAATCAGTGATCCTGCGAGTCGTCTTACAGAGTAAGATTCCCCATCAGAATGTAACCAGCCTCTTAGCGTGTTTAGACCTGCTCCTATTGCTGATGCAATAGCGACAAGTATTAGTGCTTCCACCATATACAGCTTAGAATGAGGTTCTATATAAGGATTACAGAAAATTGCTTAATTATACAAAGGTTATGATTGAACCCACCACGCCTAGCACTATTATTATTCTCCACTCTCAATAGGTTTAAGCATTTTCTCACCTATCATAGCCCATACTAATTGTGGGTTAGCTGTAACTATTTCTGGAAAAATTGGATCAATTCCACTTCCTTCAAAAGCACCACATGACCAACATACCCATACGGTATGCATGCCATCTGAATACCCA